GACCAGCCCCGCGCGCCCGTGGTTCCGGTTCACGGTGCCGGATCAGGACCTGGCGGAACACGGCGGCGTGAAGGACTGGCTGTACGAGGTGGAGCTGCGAATTCGGCAGGTGTTCGATCGGTCGAATCTGTATAACTGCCTGCCCACGATTTACGGGGATGTCGGCGTGTTCGGCACCGCCGCGATGGTACTGCTCGAGGATCAGAAGTCCGTGATCCGCGGCTACCCGCTGGCGATCGGGACGTACTACCTGGCGACGGATGCGACCGGCCGGGTCGACACGATTTTCCGCGAAATCCAGATGACCGTCCGCCAGATCGTGACCGAGTTCGGTGGCGACGACGGTGGGAAGCGGGCGCCGAACGAACCGATCGACTGGACCTACATCTCGGACCGGGTGCGGAACGCGTACCAGGCGGGCGGGGCGCAGTTGGAGACGTGGATTAACGTCATGCATGTGATCGAGCCGAACGACAGCCAGATCCTCGGGCGGGCCGACTACCGCGGCATGGCGTACCGGTCCGTGTACTACGAGATGGACGGCCCGAGTGACGGCGCGAACGGCGGGTATCTCCGGGAGTCCGGCTACCAGGACCTCGTGTTCATGGGGCCGCGGTGGTCGGTGACCGGCGAGGATGTCTACGGCTCGAGCCCCGGCATGGACGCCTTGGGCGACATCAAGGCGCTGCAGTTGTACGAGAAGCGGGCCGCAATGGTGATCGAGAAATTGGCGAACCCGCCGATGAACGCGCCGGCGGCCCTGCGCGCCCAGCGGGCGAGTCTCCTGCCGGGCGACGTGAACTACGTCGACGTGGCGAGCGGCGGCCAGAAGTTCGAGCCCGCATATGCGCCGGACGCGCGGGCCGTGGAACTGATCGCCCGGAAGCAGAGCGAGCACCAGGACCGGATCAAGCGGGCGTTCTATTCCGACCTGTTCCTCATGCTGACCGAAGGCGGCGCCGGCGTCCAGCCGATCTCGGCCCGCGAGGTCGACGAGAGGCACGAGGAGAAGTTGCTGATGCTGGGACCCGTGCTCGAGCGGCTGACGAACGAACTGCTGTCACCGATTATCGACCGGACGTTTGGCATCCTGCTCCGCCGCGGGATGCTGCCGGACCCGCCGCAGGAACTGCAGGGCGCCGACCTGAAAATCGAGTACATCAGCATCCTGGCCCAAGCACAGCGTCTCGTGGGCACGGCCGGGATCGAACGGCTGTCGCAGTATGTCGTCTCGCTGGCCGCCGCGAACCCCGAAGCGATGGACCGGCTGGACATGGACGAAGCGATCGACGCGTACAGCGACATGCTCGGCACCCCGCCGAAAGTGGTGCGGAGCGACGACGAAGTGGCCGCGATACGGGCGCAGCGGGCGCAGCAGCAGAAGCTGCAGGCGGCCGCGGCCCAGGCGGGGCCGATGGCGAAGGCCGCCAAGGACGCCAGCGAGACCAGCATGGGTGGCGACACGGCGCTCACGCGGGCGCTGAGTGGTGGCGTGCCCGGCGTGGTCGGTCCTGCCGGCGCACCCGGCACCCCTGGCGTGCCGGTGACGCCGGGCGTCCCGGCGGGGCGAGCGGCATAAGTGGCTCGAGACAGCGCATCGAACGAAGGACAGATCCGCGCGATCCGGCAGGCGCAGTCACTGGAAGCGGAACAGCTCGCAGCGGATTTCGCGGCAGTGCTGGGCAGTCGGGCCGGACGCCATGTGCTCTGGTCGCTGCTCGAGGACGCGGGGATGTACGGCTCGACGTTCCACGAGAACCAGGCGTGGGCCGCGTTCCGCGAGGGACAGCGCAACGTCGGCCTGCAGATCCTGGCGACGATTAACGAAGTGGACCCGACGGCGTACGTGACGATGATTCAGGAACACCAGAAGAAACCGGCCGAACCGCGGCCAGAAAAGGGAACTGAGGATGCCTGACGCTCCTGCTGTCGCTGATCCGCCGGTCGCACCACCGCCGGCCATTCCCCCTGCCGTTCCCCCGGTAGTGCCGGGCGAAGCCACGCCTCCCGCGACCCCACCCGCGACCCCTCCTGCCACGCCGCCCGCGACACCGCCGGCGGACGGCAAAAAGGGCGCGGACGGGAAGCCGGCGGACGCGGTGCCCGAGTCGTATACGGTGACCCTGCCCGAAGGGTTCAAGGACCTGAACAAGCCGCTGCTGGACCAGTTCACGCCGATCGGCAAGGAACTGGGACTGACGCAGGCCGCTGCGGACAAACTGATCGGACTGCACGCCGAGGCGCTGAAGCAGTACGCCGCGAGTCAGGACGCCGCCTGGAAGGCGACGACCGCTCGCTGGGGCGAGGAACTGAAGGCTGACCCCACACTCGGGGGCGCCCAGATGGCGACGACGCTCGACGTGGCGCAGAAGGCGCTCAAGCAGTTCGGGGACGAGAAACTGGTGGCGTTCATCGAAGCCTGGGGCCTCGGGAACCAGCCGGATTTCGTCCGCATGATGGTGAAGGTCGGCAAGGCGATCGGCGAAGATGGATTCGTGAAGCCGCCCAGTGCGGGTGGCGGATCTGGCGTCCGACCGACCGATGGACAGGTCCTGTACCCGACGAAATCAGCGTAACGACTACTGCGGCGCCGATGGCGTCGCCTCACAGCGGAGTTTCGCATGACCACTCTTGGCGCTACCGCCTACACCTACGCCGACTGGGTTACGAAGGTGAACCCGGATGGCACGCAGGCGCGCATCGTGGAACTGCTCTCGCAGGAAAATCCGATCATCACCGATGCCGCCGTGGTCGAGGGCAATCTGCCCACCGGCCATACGTCCGTCATCCGGACCGGTCTGCCGGCCGGGACCTGGCGCCTGCTGAACTACGGCGTCCAGCCCGAGAAGTCGAACACCATGAAGGTGACCGACTCCTGCGGTATGCTGGAGACCTACGCCCTGCTCGACAAGGCGCTGGCGAACCTGAACGGGAATTCAGCCGAGTTCCGTGCCAGCGAGTCGATCGCGTTCCTGCAGGGCATGAACCGCACGTTCGCGACGACCCTGTTCTACGGGAACACCGGCACCAACCCCGAGAAGTTCATGGGCTTCGGGCCGCGGTTCTCGCTCACCACCGCCCAGAACGGCGGCCAGATCGTCGATGCGGCCGGCGCCGGCGGCGACAACACGAGCATCTGGTTCATCAACTGGAGTGACCGCACCAGCCACCTGATCTTCCCCAAGGGCGGCCGGTCCGGTCTCATGCACGAAGACCTCGGCCAGCGGACGGAAATCGACTCGTCCGGCAACCGGTACGAGGCCCTGACGGACCACTACAAGTGGGATGTCGGTCTCGTCGTGAAGGACTGGCGGTACGTCAGCCGGATCGCGAACATCGACGTGTCGGATCTGGCGACGGCGGGCGCGTCCGGCTACAGCGGCGCCAACCTGCCCAACCTGCTCATCAAGGCGATGCACAAGCTGTATACGCTCGGGACCGGCGGGAACACGGTGATCTACTGCAACCGCACCGTGTCCACCGCGCTCGACCTGATCGCGGCCAACAAGACGAACGTCTGGCTCTCCACGATGGAGTATGCCGGCCAGATGGTGACCGCGTTCCGCGGCATCCCCATCCGGGTCTGCGACGCGATCACCAACGCCGAGGCCAAGGTCCTGTAGCATCCTGACCGACGACTCTCACTATGGCGCTGCGGCGCCATGAGGATGACGCAATGATTCTCGACAAGCAGAACCTGTTCTCCGACTCTCAGGTGATCACGGCCGATGCGGGGTCGACGAATGTGATCGACACCCAGTCGTCGTCGATCGTCACCGCGTTCAACGGGACCAGTGTCCTGCGGGACGTGGGCAACGCACTCGACCCGAACCTGCGGGTCTTCGCCTGCGTGACCGTGGACTTCGCCACCATCGTGTCCATGCAGATCAGCCTCCGGACCGACACCGATGTGGCGTTCGGCACCGAAGTGATCCTCTGGACCTCGCGGCTGTTCCTCCTGGCCGAGATGGTGGCCGGGTTCCAGTTCCCGCTGCCGAACGTCCCGAGCAAGTGCAGCCGCTATCTCCGACTGTACTACGATGTGAACACCTCGGCCACGCTGGGCAAGATCACGGCCGGCCTGGTGCTCGACAAGCAGCTCAACCCGGCATAGTTGCCGGCCAACCGGAGCGCGCCGTCGATTCGGCGGCGTGTCTCCTTGGAGTGTCCCATGCGCGTGCGGTGTCTCACGACTTGTACCGTCGGGGTCGCGTACTTCGAGGCAGACCACATCTATGCGTGGCCGGACGATCTGCCGCTCGTCAAGCACTTCGAGCGGGCCGCAGATGACGCCCCGATTCTCCGGCAGGATGAACTCGTCGTGCCGGAAGCGCCAACGCCAGTGATCCCGATGGCGACTCTCACGCCGCGGCCGGAGTACACCGGACCGCTGACCATGCACGGGATGGCGCAGCAACAGGGCGCGGAACTCCTCATCAGTGAGGCCGATCCGCGCGTACCGAGAGGAGTGGTCTGATGACGTTCGCTGACATCTGGTCGAAGGTCCGGGCGTGGCTGGCCGAGAACGGGCACTGGCTGTTCGTGGTCGGCTTCGCCGCGGGCTACGTGCTGGGCAAGGGATGGCTGGGGAAACTACTGTGAGCATCCAAATCGGCGTGGCACTCGTGCTGTTCCTGGTGCTGCTCGTCCTCTGGTTTGCGGTGCCGAAGGCGCGGGAAGTGATTGAGGCAGCGTTCTACTGCGCGGGCCTGAGTTGGTTCGCGCTGCAGTTGTTCCTTCGGTTCCACGCATGAAGACGGCTCTCCTGGCGCTGCTGCTCGCCGTGCCCGCGGCGGCGCAGACGAAAGACTCGCTCGTCTCGAGCCGCGCCGATACCACGTTCGGTCCGGTGCGGGTCACCTATACGAATGTCTACGTCCGGGTGCCGGTGGATACGACCACGCCTCCGGTTACGCCGCCCTCCGGCGGTGGCAATCTCGCCACCATGACGTTCGAGTCGGGGACGTTCGAGGGGCTGACGGATGGCGGCGGCGGGAAGCCGGTCAACGGCTTGATTGCCAGCAGTGGCTGCTACGCGGGTTCCAAGTGCTTCGACGTCAATATTGCCGCCTCGGCGAATGATGCCGGCGGGTCGGGGTATTGGGTGGGCTCCGGCGCATCCTACTCTGATCTGTGGGCGAGCTTCGCGCTGAACATCGTCAAGAATCCGATGCAGGGCGGCGTGCAAACTCAAAAGCTCTTGATCTTTCGCAACGGCGGAAGTCAGGGGCTCTTGGGCGAGTTCGTGTCGCAGTACGGGGCGTGGATTTGGTCGTGGCTGTTCACCGAAGGGACACAGTTCTATCCCTCGGGGATGCCCAATCCGGCCGTGCCGGGGTGGCACCGTTACAAGGTCCACTTCCACTGTGCCGCCCCCGCGACCGTGAGTGTCGGCGTCGATGGCGCAGAGAATGTGTGGGTACAGAAAACGAAGGCTGGTGGTGGCTGCGCGAGTCTACCAACCACGATCACCTTCGGCGGCACGCTCAACGCCGGCTCCGGCGCCTCCCACTTCCAGTTCGACAACATCAAGATCGGCACCACCGATCCGGGGTGGCCCTGATGTCGCTGATCCTCCTGCACCCACCGCTCACGCGCACCCGCTGGAACTCTCCAGGGGGTGGTGGAGGCGGTGGCGGGGGTGGCGCATCGGGCAACCTGGCCAACGTGGACTTCGAGGATGGCACCTTCGGCGTGATGTCCTCGGTCGTCAGTGTGGTGAGCGGGACTGGCGTCTCGGTTGTCGCCACGTCGCCGTTTGCCGGAACCAAATGCTGCGACCTCACGGCGCCCAGCGCCAGCACGGATCAGGGGGTTCGGCTCGACTACTCAACCGGCGTCGGCCGGAACGAATGGTGGATCACCTATGCCCTCTATTGGGTGACCCGGCCGCTCGACACGTTCCCCGGCACCCAGAAGTTCACCATCTTCCGGAATGATGGCGGCTCGCCCAACCAGTTTGGCGAGATGAACGTCATCAACAACAACTGGATCTGGAACTGGTTGTTCACCGATGCGGGCGCGGGCAACATCACGCTGGGCGAACTCGGCACCGTCGCCTCCTATGTCGGGGTCTGGAATCGGCTCAAGCTGCATTACAAGTTTCTCGGTGCGGGACTCGGGACGACGATCACGTTCGGCAAGAACGGTGTCGATGCCCTGCGGACGATCCATACGACGCAGGACCAGGCCGGTGTCCCTTCCCGGCTCACGGTGGGCGGAACGCTGAACGCGAATAGCGGCGCCAGCCACTTCCGGCTGGACAATATCCATATCGGTACGGCTGATCCAGGTTGGGATTGATCCTCACAAGGAGTGCATGATGCCTGATCCTGTCTGGGCGGTTGAAGTCGAGAGCACCGCCGACGCCAAGGACAACCCCAAGGGCGCGACGCCGCAGCGGCTGATCTACCATCACCAGGCGCCGACGCTGGAGCACGCGCACGCCCACGTCAAGAAGCTGACCGATGCCAAGATCCTGAAGTCCTGGACCTTCCGGCACGCCGACCGGTCGATGGGCGTTGAGCCGTTGCCGAACGGGGGGATGCCCGAATGACGACCCTCCACGCCAGTTACACGGGCGACTGCATCATCGGGAACACGATCAACCACAAGTTCTCGACGTTCAATCTGAGCGATGTGCCGGTGACCCTTGCGGGCTCGCCGGTCATCTCGATCTACGTCGGCAGCGGGACCACCGAACTGACGGCGGGGATCACCCTCACGGTGGACTTCGATGGCCGCACGGGGATGCACAACATCGCGGCCGTCCTGACGACTGGCAATGGGTACGCCAACAAGACCGACATTCAGATGGTGGTGACCACGGGCACGGTCAACTCCGTGTCGGCAGTGGGCTCCGTGGTCGGCATCGGCTC